GCTTAACTTGTATATAGGAGAACCTTATGGGTTTCGCTACACACCTAGGCCCTTGGCTATTAGGCACAAATCGTTACACAACTGGCACAACTGCAACTACTTTAGCTAACACAGGTTGCACCGTTGTTTCTCAATCATTCCCTGTTGTATTTGGTACATTGACTGGCAGCCCAATTGCTGTTCCAGCTGGTTCACAAATCGTTGACGTTAAAGTGGTTACTACAACTGTATTTAGCGCCGCAACTACTGCAGTATTAGATATTGGCGGTACAGCATTTACAACTACTGGCACAATCACTTCCGTTGGTTCTGTTGCTTTAGGCGCTAATGCCACTACTCCGGGTGGTTGGTTAAATGTTGGATCTTCTGATGTTTTGATTGGATACACATTGGCTGGTACATCTTTAACTACTGGTGCAGCAACTATTATTGTTACTTACTCTGTTCGTAATTCTGATGGTAGCCAACGTCCAACTGGCACACAAAATTAATCTAGGGGGCCTAGTGCCCCCATTACATCTTTAGGAGAGATTAATTATGACGATGCAATATGACGTAAAACAGGCGCACTTAAATTCTAGCGGGTACTTTACAAACTATGGTACACGGGTAAAAGGTGTTTCTTTTACTGGATCGGCTACGGCTGGTTATGTAGCTTTATTTGATGCTTCTAGCGTTCCCGTATCATCCAGCGTAACATACGCTCAAAGTGGCAATACCGTAACAGTAACGAAAGTTGCTCATGGGCTTACTACTGGCACAGTTATTGGCATTCATTTTTTAGCTAATGGTTCTGGTGTTTCTGCTACTGACGGCACATATACCATTACTAGAACGGGTGCAGATACCTTTACGCTAACCGATATTAACTCACGTACCATTACAAGTACTGCGGCTGTGTATGCCGTTGGTCGGTGGATTCTTACCTACGAAAGCTTTGCTGGCGATTATTTTAGTAATACACCAACTATTCCGGGTGAAGGACTACGGGCAAATACATCGGTGTATGCAGAAATTGCTAACATGGATTCAGTACAAATTTATTACGGATAAAAAATGTCAGAAACGACTCAAGCGCAGGGTTCATATGATTTAGTAGGGCGGAAGATTATGATAGGTCTTCCAACTTACGACTTTAAAGTGACTGCAAAGCTGGCTATTTCTCTAGCTTCTTTTTGCGTACGTGCAACACAACACGGGGTTGATATTCAGATCTGCAATATTTCTGGCTGCTCCGTTGTTTCTCGTGTACGCAACTTGATCGCTAAAGACTTTTTAGACTCAGATTGCACAGACTTAATGTTTATTGATTCAGACATTAATTTTGACGCTGAAGATATTTTCCGTTTGATGGCGTGGAATACAGATCCTAAGAAGGGTATTGTTGCTGGCATTCCAGTTGCCCGTAAAAAAGGTAAGACATATATCTCTACACTAGATACAGATGAGGAAGAAAACATCCTTATGAACTACATGGGTTTGGTTAAAGCCAAACGTGTAGCTACTGCATTTATGATGATTCGTAGAGAAGTGTTTGAGAAACTTAAAGATGCACACCCAGAATGGGTTTACCATGACGAAAAGAAAGTAGGCGATGAAGTTATTGCTTTCTTTGACTTTGCGCTAAAAGATGGTAACTACATTGGAGAAGACTTCTTGTTCTGTGACCGTGCTAGAGAACTTGGTTATGAGGTTTGGATTGATCCGACTATCAAGCTAGGGCACATGGGCATGGAAGAGTTTGCCGGGGCTTTTGGTGAAGACTACCTATACCCATTGATGAAGTCTATTGATGCAAAGAAAGATGCAGCATAATGGCAAAGACTCCCGCATGGACCCGAAAAGAGGGCAAGAACCCCAATGGCGGACTAAACGCCAAGGGGAGAGCATCAGCGAAGAAACAGGGTATGAACTTAAAACCGCCGCAACCGGAAGGCGGCTCTCGGAAGAAGTCTTTCTGTGCCCGCATGACCGGAATGAAAAAGAAGCTAACCAGCGAAAAAACAGCAAAAGATCCTGATAGCCGTATTAACAAAAGTTTAAGAGCTTGGAAATGCTAGATATGATGGAACTTTGGACGGGTGGGCTAACCATATTTGTAGCCCTGATTGGATATATGATGCATGAAAAGTTTAACGACTTAAAGCGTATTGATATTTTATTAAACAAAACAAGAGAAGAGGTGGCTCGTGATAACGTTACTAAAGCAGAAGTTGAGCGCATTGTTGAGCACATTGATGCAAGGTTTAACAAACTTGAAAACAAAATTGACCAACTTATTAGCAGATAAATAATGCCAAGTGTCTCTAAAAAACAACACAATTTAATGGCTGCAGTTGCCAATAACCCAGCTTTTGCTAAGAAGGTTGGAATTAAGCCCTCCGTTGGAGAGCATTTTTTAACTGCCGATAAAGGCAAAAAATTTAGGAGTGGTGGTATGGCTAAGAGCGATATGAAAGAAGATATGAAGATGGACAAAGCGCAAGACAAGGCTATGATTAAAAAAGCCTTTAAACAGCACGATGCCCAAGAACACAAAGGCGGCAAAGGTACAGCTTTGAAGCTAGCTAGTGGTGGTAAAGCTAGTCAACTTAATAAAGCCAATGGTTGCGCTATTAAAGGTAAATCTAAAGGCACTATGATTAAGATGAAATCTGGCGGGATGTGCTAAATCATGGCATTTACCGAAACCACCAAAGAAAAAGAAAAGCGTTTAGCTTATTACGCAAAAAATAAATCTGTTGCTGATGCCAAAGAAGCAAAGGCAGATGCAGAAGATTTGCGCAAGTTCAACGAAAATACAAAAGTTGATACAAGCGAAAATACTAATGCTATGGGTGATACCTATAAAAAAGGTGGAAAAGTATCTTCAGCATCTGCTCGTGCTGACGGTTGCGCTATTCGTGGAAAAACAAGGGCTTAATTATGGCTTTGCAAAAAATGAATGAAGGCGGATTACCAGATTTAAGTATGTATGAGCCAAGAATTCAAGAGCTTGTTAGGTCTGGCGCAATTCCACACGCAGATGCAGCATGGATGAATGAATATTCAAAAACAAAAGGTGATTCTCGTGTTGAAACTGGGAAAGGTGCATTTAAAGACCAGTCCGAAAAAATGCAAAATTTTGTAGATAGAATGAGATCTGGAGAAATTCCTACTCCCCCACAATTTAAAGCTACAGTTGGCGGAGGCGGTGGTGGTGGCGGCGGAATGCCAAAAGTAAACCGTGATATTACTAAGAATTACAAAAAAGGCGGTAAAATATCGTCTGCTTCCAAAAGAGCTGATGGCTGTGCCGTTAAAGGCAAAACTAAAGGACGCATGGTATGAGACCTTCCCGTGGTATGGGTGATATAGCCCCTTCTAAAATGCCTAACGGAAAAAAGAAAGCCCGCAGGGATAATACTGACTTTACGCAATTTGCTAAAGGTGGAGAAGTATGGAGCAAGCCAAGACCAGAAGGTTTAGGAAAGCCCAAGAAGCTATCTTCAGCTAAAAAGTCTTCTGCCAAAGCTATGGCTAAAGCAGCAGGGCGTCCGTATCCAAATCTGATAGATAACATGAGAGCAGCAAGGAAAAAATAATGGCTGTTACATCAGGACAAACGGTATTTAACCTAGACCTATCAGAACTCGTAGAAGAGGCTTTTGAGCGCTGTGGATCGCAGTTAAGGTCTGGGTATGACTTACGCACTGCAAGGCGCTCTATCAACCTTATGACGGTTGAGTGGGCTAATCGTGGTATTAACCTATGGACTATTGAAGAGTGCGCTATTCCTTTGGTAACAAACCAAGGCGTATACCCAATCCCTGCAGATACTATTGACATTTTAGATTTAGTAACTCGGACAAGCAATGCAAGCACATCTAACCAAACTGACATTAATCTCAGCCGTATATCTGAGTCTACTTATTCTACTATTCCTAATAAGCTGACTACTGGACGCCCTATTCAAGTATGGTTTAATCGCCAAACAGCACAAACTAATGGATTAGCAACAACTACAGTTGCTAGCACGGGGACTACTCCACCTGTATCTGCAACCGCTACTTCTATTACTTTAACTAGTGTAGAGGGTTTAGGTTCTACAGGATTTGTAAAAATTGATAGCGAAACTATTGGATACACCAATATTGATACATCTACCAAGCAGCTTTTAAATTGCTGGCGTGGTCAAAACGGCACTACAGCGGCGACTCACTCTGCCGGAGCATCAGTTTATATTCAAAATCTTCCATGCGTAAACGTATGGCCTACCCCTGATTCTGGTGGTGGTCCATATACTTTGGTCTACTGGCGTATGCGTAGGTTACAAGATGCTGGAGATGGCGTAAATGTTCAAGATATCCCTTTTCGGTTTATTAACTGCTTTGTAGCTGGCTTATCTTATATGTTAAGCGTTAAGCTACCAAATGTAGAGCCAAACCGTGTTGCTGGTTTGAAAATGGATTATGAAGAACAGTTTAATTTAGCAGCACAAGAAGATAGAGAGACAGCCCCAATTAGATGGGTTCCTAGAAACCTGTTTTATTCAAGGTAATCCATGGCTTCTAAGTATGCTTCTGGCAAACATTCAATTGCTGAATGTGACCGCTGTGGTCAAAGGTTTAAATTAGTAGATCTTAAAAAACTTACTATTAAGACTAAGCAGGTAAGCATTAAAGTATGTCCTGAGTGTTGGGAACCAGATCAACCTCAGTTACAATTGGGAATGTATCCGGTCAATGACCCACAAGCAGTACGGGAACCAAGACCAGACACAAGTTATTATGCGTCAGGACAAACGGGTTTACAAACCCAAAACGGCAACGGAACATCTATAGATCAAAATGGATACCAAGCCGAAGGTAGTAGAGTATTTCAATGGGGCTGGAGTCCTGTTGGCGGTGCAAGTAGTTTTGATACGGTTTTAACGCCAAATTACTTGATTGCAGTAGGGCAGGTAGGTACAG